GGCTGGGGGGACTGCAGCTCGACCATAGCGCAGGCCTACAGGCAGTGCGCGGGGATAGAGATAGGCGAACGGAGTTTCGATATAGCGTCGGATCCCGACGCCTACACGGTGGCGTCGGCCACCTCGTGGAGGGACCTGACGCTACAGGAGATGAAGCCGGCGGATATCATTTGCATGGGCTGGCATTCGGGCGCCTTCGCTGGGCGGATAAGCCACGTGGAGCTCTACGCCGGGGGCATGTACACGTGGGGGCACGGGGGTCCGGGCCGGGGCCCGAGGCTGCACGCGCTATCGGACCGGTCTCTGACTGGCTCGGCGACGATCATCATCGTTAAGCGCTATATCGGCGACTCAGCAGACAACGACAACCAAGGCAATACCGATAAAGGAGACGATTTGACACCCGACGAGCACAACATGCTCAGCTGGCTGTACGAGAACGTCAAGGTGCCGAGCCAGGGCTTCGGCTACCCGCAGGCGACCCAGAACTCGATTGCGGAGCTGAAGGAGGTGGCGGCCAACCTGACGCAGGCCGTGGAGTCGATGACGGCGACGGTGAACAGGATCGCCGCCGACTTGACGGTGCCGGGCTATGGCTTCGGCTACCCGGCCGCCAGCCACGCGGCGCTTGAGGAGACGATCAACAAGCTGAACGACATCCAGAACACGCTTGCACAGAAGAAGGGGGATAAGTGACTACGCCCGTCGAGCCGACCGCGGCGCCTACAGGGCCCAAGCACTTGGACACGCCGACGCTGACGGAAGAGCAGAAGGCAGCGGCGTTCGCTGCGGCTGCGCACACCGTGGAGACGGGCGGACTGCCGCAGGGGGACGGCGGCCTGGCGGACCCGAACCGGAAGAACGCCTACCGCTTCGACGAGCTCGTGCCGACCCAGATACAGCACAAGGCGCGGTCGATCATCAGGACGTTCGCGGTGTCCTTGGTGGGCGTGCTCGCCGCCCTGGCCGCGAAATGGGGCCTGACGCTGCCCGCCGACCTGGTCGATACGATAACGGCGACCGTGTGGGGCCTGGTGACTGTGTGCGCACAATGGCTGCTCAACACGAAGCCCGTAGACCGCTTCCTGCATAAGGCGGTGCCGTTCCTGGCGACTACGCCGAATAAGTGATATAACGCACAGCTGGGAAACATGGAGAACCCCGCTGCTCGAAGGCAGCGGGGTTCTTCTCTATCGGCGGATAACCGGCGAATCCAGGTCCTACCCCACAGGCGGCGGGTTCCGTACCGCCCGGCGAACATCCGCCCGATCGGGTTCCATGGAAAACGGCTGTCGAGCTGCGATGGGGTTAAGCCGGTGCTGGGTCCGGGCGAATGCAGCGAGGGCTGAGATAGCCCCGAGGGACGTGAAGGCGAGGGAGACCCAGAAGACGACGGCGATGAAGTAAAGAAGCGTGTGAAGTCCTTTCTCCGATTCCCCTGGACAGTCCGACTATACCTCGGCCTCGCCCTCTCGTCGAGTTTGCGCGTACCTCTCACAGCCGGTAGACTCCCCTCATGAGCCGATACACCGCACACGAGAGGAGAGACATGATGTTTCACGTGCATTTCATCTGGGCGCAGTCCGCGTCCGGGATCATCGGGGTCAACGGGAAGCTGCCGTGGCACGACCGAGGGGACCTGCAGCATTTCAAGGACATGACGACCGGAAAAACGGTCATAATGGGCCGGAAGACCCGACAATCCCTGCCGCAGCGCAATAAGAAGCTGCCGAACAGGACGAATATCGTGCTTAGTCGGACGATGAAATCGACCGAATCGATTAAAGCCGTGGCGAGCCCGTATGCGGCGATAGAGCAGACCATTGCAGAGGGCGAGGATGAGGCGTGGGTGATCGGCGGCCACGAGACGTTCCAGGCGTTCATTACAGCTCACGACCTGGATCGGCTGTCGTTCAGGCTGGACGCTTACGTCTCCGTCTTAAATGTGGACGACGGGATTCAGCCGATAACCGCACAGGATGACGTGACATGGGCGCCTGCGCTGGACGACCGCTGGGTGCTGCTGTACGACCGCATGGCGGGGCCTAGACGGCGCCTGCAGAAGTATGTTAAGGTGTTCAGGTAAGCTCCTTTCTCTCAGGACCCCGCCGGGTGAGCGCTATGCCCCGGCGGGGTCTGCTGTGTGCGTGGTAACATTCCTCTTAAGCCTGACTAGAGAGGGAGTTTCATGAGAATCGACGTTCAAACGAGCCGCTTAGCCACCGCTAACGGGTCGATTGCGACGCTCAGCGGCACGCTGCCCCACCTCGACCTGGACGTAGCGCTGGCCAAGGGCGTTCGGGCCGTGTACCTGACGGTGTTCACCGATGCAACGGAGACGAAGGTGACGGCGCTCAATACCGAAGGCGGCACGTTCTGCGTGACTGTCCATGCCGCGGACAAGCGGCCTACCGTGAAGGTGTGCGATCCGCTTGAGGCGCCGGTGGTGGTCCGGTACAGGGGCTGTGATGGCCGCGACTAAGAAAACGACGAAAAAGAAAAAGGACCGAGCCCCCGCACAGAACAAAACGGCGTCCAAGGAGCTGGTGAAGAACGACAGGGATCGCTTAGCGATCCAGAAGTCGACCGGCAAGCTGGCGATGGACGACAGGCGGCTGCTCACCCTCGCACAGGCGGGGGCCAGCCCCGCCGAGATGTCTGAGGAGCTCGGCCTGCCGGCGGAGACGTGCCTCGCCCGTGTGCGCGCTATGCTGAAGCGCAACGACGTGTGGACGAATCTCGAACGCCAACAGATGCTGATCGCCGACATGTACGACTTGAAGACGCGCGCCTTCGACTTTCTGGAGCGGTGCTTCGAGTCGGACGAGATAGCCGCTCGGCACATCGAGGCGGTCAACAGCGTGCTCAAGCAGCTGGGAGACCGCCTGGATAAGGTGAAGGAGTACAACGACGAGGAAGAGGCCCGGGTTACGAAGCAGCAAACCCGGCTGATCCTCGATCTGGTGGAGGACGCCTGGGAGCGTGTGCGCATTCACATCGCTCAGGCTTATGCGAACAACCAGCTGCTCGACCCGGAGGCGATGGACGAGGTCTTCTACCAGGCGCTGAAGGAGGCCCATGCTGATCAAAGCTAGCGCGATCGACAGCGCTATCGCCACCGTCAAGGCGCACAGGAGGCAGGACAGCTTCAAGTCCGACCCGGTGGGTTGGGCTCAGTATATGCTGGGCACGGATGAAGGCACTCTGTGGAGTAAGCAGCGGGAGATCGCCCGGGCTGTGGTGGAGAACAACTCGACTGCGGTGAAGGCCGGCCACGGCGTGGGCAAGTCCCGGCTGATGGCTGTTCTCATCTGCTGGTGGGTGGACACCCGCTACCCTCATTGCTACGTGATTTCGACGGCGCCGTCGATGGCGCAGGTGCAGGACGTTTTGTGGCGCGAGGTTATGCAGCTGAAGGATATCGTGGAGCGGCGCTTCGAGGAGGGGCTCGTCGACCACAAGCTCCCCGGGCGCATCACGATGGATGTGCAGTGGAAGGATGACGTTACGAAGCTCCCGCTGGGCCGTGGAAGGAAGCCGCCGGACAACCTGGGAGGAAACTCCTTCCAGGGCATCCACGGCGACGTGCTGGCGATCGGCGACGAGGCCTGCGGGCTCTCGGGCGAGCTGATCGACGCCCTGGCGAACATCACGACGAATGAGGCGTCCAGGCGTGTGCTCATCGCGAACCCCACGGACCCGATGAGCTACCTGGGCAAGATCTTCAAAGAAGAGATGGAGAACTGGAAGCGCATGTCCATCTCCGTCTTGGAGAGCCCGAACTTCACAGGCGAGCCGATGCCGAAGAATGTGCTGCAGAAGCTCACCGGTCCTTCCTACGTGGAGCAGAAGAAACAGGAGTACGGCGAGGACAGCGCTCGGTTCAAGGCCCGCGTGCTGGGCGAGTTCGCGTTCGACATCGAGGATTCGCTGATCCTTCCGGGCGATGTTGAGACAGCGTGTCTCACCGAAAGGGAGAAGATCGGTCGGCCGGTGCTGGGCGTAGACGTAGCGCGCTTCGGAGCGGACCGATCGGTAGTGTACCTGTGCGTCAACGGGGTTGTGCGCTTCGTCGATTCGTGGGCGAAGACGGATTTGGTGCACAGCGCACAGCGGGTGCACGACCTGGCGCTCCGAGAAGGCGCACACGCCGTGGCGATCGACTGCGACGGGATCGGCGGCGGGATGTTCGACATCCTCAACTCATATGCCAATCGCACATACGACATTCTCGCTGTGCGAGGATCCATGTCAAGCCCCGACAGGGGTCGGTGGCACAACTACCGCTCCTACATGTGGGACTCGTTCCGCTATCGGTGCCGCACAGGCGAGCTGGACCTGGACCCGCTGGACATCGACCTGCACGACGAACTGCTGTCCGTCGGCTACTCGTACAATACGATGTCGGGTGGGCTCGTCCTGGATTCTAAGGACAAGCTGAAGAAGGACGTCGGCAAGTCGCCCGACTTGGCCGACGCAGCGGTGTACGCTGCCATAACAGACCAGAACATACGCGACGCCATCCAACAGGAGACCGTGTTCTCCGACGCGGGGGACATGATGGACGGCGACGAAGACGACTATCTACACGAAATGGGGGAGACTTTTGGATTCCAACGCATACTCGTTTAGCGACGAGGGTATAGCGTTCATCAACGAGGCGCAGAGGTCCTACCTCCTGGACGAGGGCGCCAACTGGGTGAGCTACGCCGACGACAAGGGCCTGACGCTGGCCTTCATCCATGAGGTTGTGCGAGGTCTTAGGGATATGGCCCGGGACCACCCGCTGCATAAGCGAGGCGCACAGCTGAGGACGAGCTACATCTTCGGCGACGACTTGGTGTTCAGCGACACCTCTTCGAAGCTGGACAAGTTCATTAAGTCGGAGTCTGCGCAGAGGACGCTGTTCTCTGCTTCAGCGATGGAGAGCCTGAACTTGGAGCGGTTCTGTGCGGGGAATGTGTTCCTGTTCCGCGAGGTACACACGGACAAGCTGACGCTCGTCCCCGTGGAGGAGATCGAGGAGATCGTACGCGACTCGTTCGATTCGTCCGTTGTGAAGTATGTGCGTCGCACATGGACCCCGGACGGGCAGAACACGATCAGCCAGTGGTTCCCGACCGCCGAATATAGGCGGAGTGTTCAGCGGTTGAGGAAGCCGCCGAACACGGCCTACGAGGTGAACGGCGGCTATGTCGTATACATCCTGTCCTCCGGTAGACATGCGGGGCATGCATTCGGTGCGCCGGATTCGCTGGCCGCAGCACTGTGGAGCGTCGCCTACTCGGGGTATCTACGGGATTCTGCACGGCTGTCGAAGGCTCTGTCGAAGATCGCGTGGGCGATCGTCAACAGCAACAACCAGGGCAAACGGCAGTCCGCTGTGGAGATCTCGAACCGCGGCGACGTAGTCGGAGCTACGGCGAGCTTGGGACCGAACCAATCCCTGGCCGGCGTGGGGGTCCCGAGCGCGCAGGTGAACTACGGGAACGGCCAGCCGCTGGCGGCCCTTGTGGCGGCGAGCTTCGGCATCCCTGTTATCGCACTGTTGTCGTCACCGGGTGCGACGGGTGGTTCCTACGGGGCTGCGACGACGCTGGACAGGCCGACGATCAACGGCTTCAAGCTGGAGCAGCGTAAATGGCGTGATTTCTTCAAGCAGGTGATGATGGACGTGGACCCGTCGGTGAAGGACGTGGACATCAAGTTCCCATCTATCGAGCAGGACCCCACCTATCGTGCTTTGCAATCTCTCGCTACGTCTATGTCCACCGGGGCCATCCATCAGGACGAATACCGTCAGGCCGTGCTCAATCTGCTCGCTGTGCCCGATATCCACGGTGACGAACTGCCCGAGCCGAACGATTTTCTGAAGAGTGGTAATGTGTCTGGTGGAGACGACGGCGATGCTGTGCGTGACCCGGTGGCACGCCGAGGCAACCAGGGCGCCGTTCCCGGCGGTTTCAACCAAGGAGACACCGAAGATGAAGATCAGTGAGAGCACGAACACCAGCGTCCTAAAACCCGTTAAGGGAACGCGCAAGTGGCTTGTGCGACTCATAACCGAGGGTCAGGGCTCGACCGGCGTCTACACGAAGGAAGCGCTGCAGGGCAGTTTCGCCGAGGCGTTCCCAGTCGGGACGCACATGTACATCGACCATGCCACCGAAGCCGAGACCGATGAGCGCCCTGAGGGGACGTTGACGAAGCTGGCGGCTGTGATCGCCGAGACCCCTCATTGGCAGGACGCTCCGGAACCTGGGATGTATGCGACGATCGAAGTGGTCGAGCAGTGGGCGCCCTTCATCGAGCAAGTATCCGACATCATCGGCGTGTCGATTCATTGCGGTGCGACGCTGGTGCAGGACGACGATTTGGTGACGGCCGGTGAGCCCACGCCGCCTGTGATAGAGTCGTTCATACCGTCGCCCGTTAATTCCGTGGACTTCGTCACAGTTCCCGGTGCCGGCGGGCGCCTCGTCGAGGCGCTGGAGTCGTTCAAAAACGGAAATGTTATTATGGACGGTAGCAACAAACACAATTCCGAAAGGAAGAGAATGGACACTGAGTTCAAGGAGGCCCTGGAGGCCCTGGACACTAAACTCTCCGCTCTCGTCGAAGCCCTCGCCGATAAGGCCAAGAAGAAGGGCGAAGAGGACGAAGAGGACGCCAAGAAGGCCAAGGAGGAAGAAGAGGACAAGGCCAAGAAGGCTAAGGAGGCCATCCTTGCTCTCGCCGACTCCGACCTTCCCGAGGTTTCCCGTGTGCGGGTCGCCGAGGCCATCGCCCGCGGCTATGACGCTAAGACGATCATGGATCGCGAAACCAAGCTCGTCGAATCCATCCGCGAGAGCCTGTCGGGCGGTTTCGCCCCCGAGCACGTGCCCTCCGGTAAGAGCGCCGACGACTTCGAAGCCGAATTCGCCAAGCTGACCTGGTAAGGAGACTACCGCATGGCACAGAATCACGTCAAGGGCGGGGACACCTACGAAGTCCTGGTGGACGCCGCCGTCAAGTCGGGCGACGTCGTCGCCGTCGGCAAGGTCGGGGCCGTTGCCCTCACCTCCGCCACCCCCAAGGACGACAACAACTTCTATTCGACTCTCGCTTTCGAAGGCATCGCACACCTCGGTCTGGACGGATCCGTCAAAGTCGGGGATATCGTGACGATCGACGGCGCCACCGAATCCGGCAAGGCGGCCAAGCCCGAGATCGCGGCCGACCCGAAGGGAAAGATCGTCGTCGGCTTCGTGCTCAACCCGTTGTCGAGCGCATCTACCAAGTACGCCGTCAAGCTCACCCAGGCTTGGCTCTAAGGAGGATATCTACATGGCGATCAACAAGAGGGAAGCCTACAAAGCGGGTATCCTTCTGCACAGGGCCCTCCACGCGGACGACATCCGTGTGCGCAACTCGGCCCGCAAGGACCTGAGCGAGGCCATCACCACCTCGGACCTGCCGGTCAACCTCGGCCCCACCATGAACAAGATCATGCAGGGCGAGTACGAGCAGGTTCCGTCCAACTGGCGTGAGTGGGCCGACACCCTCGAAACCCCCGATTTCGAGACCGTGCCCTACTTCAGCTTCGACTTCACCGACGATAACGTTCCGATTCGCAAGGATGGCAAGGGCTACGTCGCACAGGGGCTTCCTGCAGTCGGGGAGCTCGGTGAGTACCCGATCCTCGGCCTGAAGGCGGAGCAGTTCAAGCTGAAGCTCGCCAAGGCCGGTGTCCAGATCCCGCTCTCCTGGGAGACCCTGAAGCGCTACGGAGCCGACTGGAACCTGATCCCCCGGATCACGAAGGAGCTCGGCCGCCGCGCCGCCAACCAGGAGTCCATCGAGGCGGCCCTGCAGCTCGTCCAGCCGACGGGCCTCAACACGACTAACTTCAAGGCGGCTAACAAGAACGTCCTGGCCGGCAACCCCGAGCTGAGCATCGAAGCGCTGGAGAAGGCGTTCGCACAGCTGGCGGTCACCAAGTACAACGGCAAGCGGATCATCATGCCGACGAAGTTCAACCTGATCGTCCCCCCGGCTTTGGCGAGCCGTGCGGAGCAGATAATGAAGGTCGTCGAAATCCGCCGCCAGAACGGCACCGAGACCCAGGTGATGGGCAATACGGTGTCCGGGAAGGTCGCGAACGTCTACGAGGTCCCCGAGCTCGCGCTCATCGCCGGCGACCACGCCGACAAGTGCTGGTTCCTCCTGCCCCCGAAGGGCACGATGCCCCGTAAGAACATCGTCAACGTGTTCCTGGAGGGCGAGACCGGGCCGAAGATCTTCGTCGAGAAGACCACGAACAGCTCCGAACTGGAGGGCTCGTTCGAGAACGACGCCTACCGGACGAAGATCCGCCACCTCGTCAAGTCCGCTTTCATCGCACCGGAGGGCACCCTGGCCTCCAGCGGTGCGGGCTCCTGATAACGATACCCGACAAGGATGGAAACCCCGCCCTCACAAGGGGGCGGGGTTTCCTGCAGTGGAAAGGAGCTGCTGTGCCGAAGATAACCGTGGAGGAGCTGAAGCTGTTTCTGCCCGGTATCGACCTGGACGCTAAGTTGCTCGAACGGCTGTGCGCACTGTACACGAATGTATTCAAGGCTGCAGCTGCCGCTCTGCGCGCCTACGCGGCGAAGCTCGTGTCGGAGGGTGGAGTCGAGAACGTCAAAGCGGACGACTTCACGCTGTCTGGTGGAGACAAGAACATCGAGGCCCTGCTCGCCCTGGCCGACAAGTACGACGCACAGGGGGATGCCTTGGAGAATGGCGAGGGGCTTGTTCTCGTCCCGATGAAGGGTGACGACGTGTTCGAGAGAGCGAGGGAATTCCTTGGCCGGTATCTCTGAAGGCCGCCTGGCCATGGCGGCTAAACGCGTCGAGCGCTATATGGTCGATGAGGTGACGATCTACGATGGTAAGAACATCAAATACGACGCTAAGACTGACAGCTATGATTATGGCTCAGTCGTATATTCTGGGAAAGCGCGTATACAGCCGATACGCCAACCTGAGGTAGCGAACGATCAGATCGCGCCCCAGACGACTAATCGTGTGCGTGTGCAACTGCCCCGCTCGACGATGTCGCTTAACATTCCGATGGCTGCACGCATCAAAGTAGTGAAGACGCAGGACACCCCGCACATGGTCGGCTATTTGATGACTGTAGCGGCTGTGATCGATGCGTCTCAGTCGTTCGAGCGTACGATCATCTGCAACACACCGATGAACAAGGCCGAGGCGTAGGCATGAAGATTCGCACAAAGATCGGAGCTAACAAGTTCACGAAGTACGCTAAGCGCATCGAGGACTTCCGCGAATATGACTTGTTCGCCAACGTCATCGATAAGATCTCCGAGGAGATCCCGTTGGCGATGCAGGAGACGATCGAGAAGACGCCGTCTGCTCTTGTACCAGGGAAGATCGGCCGTATCTGGACAAGCCACATGCACGACAGCGTAAGCGTCGTCGTACCGGACAACGTAACGGTCGAATACGGCTGGATCGAGGGGTCCAACAAGTTCGACGGCGGTTGGGATCACGACTACATCCTCGGTCAGGAGTACGGCGATGATAGGGTGTGGGGGATGAAGGCCCTGGACAAGGTTGCGAAGCAGGTGAAGCTCGACGAGAAGACCCGCAAGGAGGTCTACACAGAGACTCGCCGCATCTGGAAGTGGGGAAGGTAGCGACGCATGGCTAAATACATCGACGACATTATGGCGAAGATCCGCGAGCTCTCCGAAGTGCCGCCTCAGCGAGTCGTCGAAGAGGTGGCGCTGCCGGACTTCGACGAAGGCCAGAAGATGCCGTATATCGCCGTCGTGTTCGGCACGCCCGGGCACATCAGCCAAGCGACGAGCATCGTCTCCCAGCTCAACGACGGTTACCGGGTGTTCTTCCTGTGCCATGTGCGAGCACTCACCGCACAGCACGCCCGCGAGATCGGAGAGCACATCCTGTGGGGCTTGGTGGGCTTCGAGCCGGACAACAGCGGTGGGATAACGGTACACGGCGGCCAGGGGTTGAACTACGCCGGAACCAACCACAAAGTGGTGCAGTGCGGCTACGAACTCTACTGCTCCTTTATCACGAACCTCAAAAACCGTATTTGATAGGATGGTGCATATGGGCCTCTACAAAGACATGAACACCGGGGACGTCGGAACGTACCCGGATGACTTCGCTCAATTCTTCGGGACGTTGGTGCCGATAACTGAGGAAGAGCCTTGTAGCGACTGTTTCATTGACAACGACAACGAGAAAAGGGGGAAGCACAGTGGCTAACGAAGTTCGCATGCTTCGCGGCAACGTGACTATTCTCTTCGCCGCTCCTGAGGCATTCGCTGACTGGCAGCATCCTACGGCGGCGGAACTCAACGCACAGTTCAGTGCGACCGACAACCCGCTCAACCTGGTGTTCAATGTGTCGTGTGCGATCCTGGACGGCTATTCGCTCGGCGAGACCGACCCTGACACGGACAACACTCGAACGATCTGCGATATCTCTGAAGTGGAGAACCCCACCCTCGCCAAGTACGAGGGCAAGTTCACCGCGCTTCGGGACGAAAGCGTGGACGACCAGGGCGTGTTCAACATGATCCGCGACATCACGATGAAGCCAGACATCACGCTGTTCATCGTGGAACGCATCGGCAAGCGCCCGAATAAGCCGTTCGAAGTCGGCGATGTGTTCAGCATCTACCGCTTCCAAACCGACTACCCGGTCGACGGGTACGAGTCGAACGGCTTCATCAAGTACGAGCCGAACTTCCTGCAGAACGGCGCGTTCGTCCTCAACGAGAAGGTGGCCGCATAATGGATAAGAAAGTACTCTCCAACGAACACGTCAACGTCTGGGTCCTCCCCAAGGCGTCCGTGAGGGACATCAACGCCATCACCGTGGAGGAGATGAACTCCGCGGTGGCTATCGGTGACGCGATCAACTGGGACGACACGACGATCCCCGCCGCCAAGGCGTCGAAGGAGCAGTCGTCCCTGTCGCTGCTCGACGCGGCCGGCTCTTCTTCTCGTGGCGCCGCACAGTATGAGGGATCCCTCACGATGTACTACCCGACGAACCCGAACGACGCGAACTCGATCTACGCCAAGGCGTGGAACATGTTCAAGAAGACCCGCGTCGACCTGATCCTGGTTGTGCGCGGTGTCCTGAAGGGCCGCGATCCCATCGCGGCGGGTCAGTGGTACTGCGCGTTCCTTATGATCGAGTCCACCTACAAGAACACACTGGAGGGCGACAACCCGACCCGTTACACGGTGTCGTTCCTGCAGCAGGGTCAGCTGGCCGTGAACGGTGTCTTCAAGGACAGCACGACGGCGATCACCGACGCGGAGGCTCTGACGGTGTCCCTCAACGAGCACCGTCCGATTCTGCCGAAGATCCACGGCCATGTGGCGCGCTCCGTGTGCTCCTACCTGTCGAAGGACACCTCTACGGTTTCGGTCAGCCCGCTCGGCGTGGTGACCGGCCTGAAGGCGGGCAGCGCGGATGTCATCGTCAGCCACCCCGCTTGTGCGAATGTGACCGTCAAGGTGACTGTGGCATAACGCACACCCCAGCGAATAGCACAGGGCGTCTCCTCTCCGCCCTGTGCTATTCTTGTTTACGACGTTACCCTAACGCCTAACAGAGAGGATTTCAACTATGGACATTTTCGAGGTGCTGTCTCGATCCAAGGCGCCGAAGGCTGAGAAGGTCGTGTACCTGGACGCCGAGGCTGTGCAGGACGTCGAGCGACTCATCAAAGAGCAGGCTGACGCCGACGTTATCAAGGATGCGGTGAAGAGGCGAGACGCCTCTAAGCTGACGTTTCACCTCCAGTCTGTGACAGCCGATGTGCGCGAAGAGCTGATGATCGGCATCGAAAGCGCAGACAAAACGAAGAACAAGACGAAGCGTGTGTCGGAGGCCTATCTGGCTCTCCTGTCGAAGACGCTGTACAAGATCGAAGACGCCGAAGGCAACGCAGACGAAAGGAAGTTCAACTCCGAAGAGATCCGTAAGATCCTGAATTCACTGCCCGGCGAGCAGTATTTGGGTCTTCTCGTGGCGGCGATGAACCTCCTCGGGGCTTCCGCCGACTACGACAACGCGGTGACGGTGGATTTCTGATAGACGCCCTCCAAGACAAAGGGGGGAGCGGCGCTCTATCGATGGTTAGGACGGCGGTGGACCTGCACATGAGGCCCACCGCCGTCATCTATAACCAGCCCGACCCTTTCGGGCATTGGACGGAACTGGACTATAAACTCGTGTTGGCTTATAAGACTGTTAAGGACGAGACGTGCCAGAAGTGCGGTAATCCTATCTGGCTGTGTCATTCGAATGACCCTGATATAGCATGGCGCGCAGAAGATAGAACATGCTATGCTACTAAAGCAAGGATGATGCATGATTGGGTCAGCACACACCGCGCCACCGATCCGCCTCCCTATGAGGACAAGCAGAAGTGGGGCAAGGATACTGTGATGACACCGTACATGCCGGACTACGCGGAGCGAGACCTGCCCACGAGGATGGACTACTACAACAGGAGTGAGTGATGCCTGATATCAAGCAGACTATTGAGTTCAACGTACAGGGTACGTCTGAGCTCCATGAGGCTGCGGAATCCATCAACACTATCGCACAAGCCCTCGACAATATCAAGGGCAAGGTCGTCGGAGCCGATATCGGCAAAGGACTGGACGGCGCAGGCCGAGGCGGCCGAGAGGCCGGAGAAGGCTTCGACAGGGCTGGCCGAGCGGCGGAAGAGGCGAAGTCTCGCATATCCAACATGCGCTACGCCCTCTACGACGTGGCCGCCGTTATGCAGAACATCTCGAAGGCGACGATCGGAGCGTTTACTACCGTCGTCAAAGAGTCGATGGACTATGAGTCGGCCTTCGCACAGGTGAAGCGGACTAATGACATCGCCGGAAAATCCGCAGACGAACTACGCGGCAAACTTGAGCAGATGGCCGCCTCCGTCACGACGACTAACTTCAAAGACCTGTCGAACATCGCCGCCCTAGGAGGCCAGCTGGGCGTCGCCAAGGAATCCATTACGGACTTCACCGAAACCGTCGCGAAACTGTCGGCCACCACTGATCTCTCGCTTGACAAGTCGGGCGAGACGATCGCGCGCTTCCAAACGATCATGGGCACGACCGGCCAAAACTTCGACAATATCGCGTCCTCGATTTTGAAGGTCGGGGTCAACTCGGCTGCGACGGAATCCCAGATCGCCAACACATCCACGCAGATTTCTGCCATGGGTAAGTTCGCCGGCATGACCGAATACCAGGTAGTCGGCCTGTCCGGCGCCCTGGCGTCCATCGGCGTCGCACCCGAGCTCTCCCGAGGCGTCATCACCCGCATGTTCACCCAGATGCAGAAAGCCATCAGGGGCGGTGGGGACGAGCTCAACCTGTTCGCCCGCGTGGCAGGCGTCTCCGCACAGGAAGTTCAATCTGCGTGGGGGACGTCTAAGTTCAGCGACATCTTCGTCAAGTTCATCGCCGGACTCAAGAATCAGGGCCAAGGCGCCATCGGTGTGCTCAAAGACCTGGGCATTAAGGCGTCCCGCGATGTTCCGACGATTCTCCGTCTCGCCGAGGCGCACAAGACACTCGAACAGACGATGAAGGACGCTGAGGCCGGCTACAACGACTCGAAGACGCTCAACGACCAGTACCAGCAGATAGCTTCCACTACGGCAGGCAAGCTGGAGATGCTGAAGAACTCGTGGGCGAACCTGAAGGCTGAGATCGGTAGATCCTCGAACTCGGGTATCGGCGACATGCTCGGATCACTCACCGGACTGGTGACGGTTTTAACGAACCTCGTGCAGAACCCCGCCGCTCAGTGGGTGGCCAAGCTCGCAGGCGCCTTCCTGACGGCTGGCGGGATTATGGCCGGGTACTATGCCAAGCAGGCCCTCGTCCTCGGTGGAGCCTACGCGTTGACAACCGCGCAGAGGTCGATGGGGATTGCGATGCAGCACCCCATCACGTCTATCCGCTCGCTCCTATCGGCCCTCGCGGAGACAGTCAAGCTCTACAAGCTGTCGACGGTCTCCGTCAACGAGCAAACCGGTGCTCTCTACAAGAACGCCGGCGCCGCTCGGGGTGCTGCCGCATCCCAGAGAGCGGCAGGCCAGGCGGCGGCCTCGCAGTCCGCAGCCGGGGCTGCAGCGGGCGGAGCGGGACAAGCCGCCGGAGCGATGGGCACCGCGGAGAAAGCCACTTCGGGGCTCATGGGCGCCCTCAAAGGCCTCGCCGGGGGCGTGGGCATCTCCTTGTTCTTCACCGGGTTGGCGAAGGTCACGGAGGGCTGGACGAAGCGCTCCGAGGCCGCCAGAGCAGAGGCCAAGGCGCTCCAGCAGGCCCAGGCCGACCTCGCACAGTCCGTGATGCAGGACACGAAGGCCTTTGAGGAGGGTGGCAGCGCAGCCTATGTGTTCGCGAAGGCCACTAACAAGGCCGGCGAGTCTATGTCCTCGCAGTTGTTCTCCACATCAGACGCTAACGCTCAGACGAAGGCCCTAGCACAGGCACAGGAGCTCCTCGCACAGAAGACCGGCCAGTCGACTGACGAGATATCGAAGCAGACGTACGCTATCGGCGAGAACTCGCTGAAGAAGATGGCCGAGCAGATCGCCGGTAATACGGGCTTCAAGCAGTTCGGCGACGAGCAGCTGGCCACGCTGCGCCAGATGGGCTTCTCTGTGCAGGAGTATTCGAAGCTCGTCACGCAGGGCAACTCAGAGATGACGGATTCGCAGAAGAAACTCGCCGAGCTCTACCGTCAGAACGGCTTCGGTTCTATAGCCGACGACATCGAACGCAGCACCCAGAAGTCCAGCCAGTACATTGATTCGTTCAAGAACAAGATCCAGGAGATGGTGGCCTCCGGCAAGATCTCCTGGTTCGACGGTGAGAAGATCCTCGACACGCTGAAGAAGATCGATGACAACGCACACCAAACGTTTGATGGTGTGCGCAACGAGTCTGACCTAGCAGCGCAGACCATGAAGGGCCTGAAGGGTGACACCGCCGACGCCGCGGACGAGATGGATAACATGGGCGAGAAGGCCGACAAAGCGGCCAAGGAGCTCAAGAAGGTCGTTGACTCCGCGCTGTCCGGCGACGAGGCGTTCGTCAACCTCGAAGACGCCGTGGCCAACCTTGGCGAGAGCCTGTACAAGAACGGCATGAATTTCGACGAGTTCTCGGAAGCCGGCAGGTCCAACCTGAAGGCGCTCTATGCCGTTGTGCGCCAAGCCGCAGAGGCGTCCGGAGGGGACGCCGAGGTGATGAACGCCTATATCCAGCAGATTATGCAGCTGCTACGCAGCCATGGCGTCGGATCTGTGCAGGTGCTAGAGCGGGTCGAACAACGTCTGCATGCCGTCGCCAACAAGGCGACGCAGTCGGCGAACCAGATTTCGAAGGCCGCTGTACTCGCACAGAAGGCCGGCAACGCGATCGGCATGATCGCAGCGAGCATCGCCACGGGGAAGGACTTCTCGAAGGAAGCCTCGGCTTCGCTGCAGGGACTCGGGAAGTCCTCCACTGCCGCCCTTCCGTCCATCAAGGACCTGGGGAAGGCCCTCGACCAGGGGTTCGCGAGGGGCGCCAGAAACGCCGCTAAGCACGCCAAAAAGGCTAGGCACAGGACGAGGAAGCTCGGGGACCGTGCGAAGAAGGCGGGCAAGAAGATAAAGGAGGCGGCGAAGGAGATAAAGACCTTCACCGACTACATCAGCGAACTGTCTTCCGTGGCGAATGCGGCCTTCAACTTCCGGTGGGAGTTCCCGAAGTCGCTGGACGAGACGGCGAAGTCGTTCAAGACGATCAAGTCGTACTTCGAGAACGCGGCGAAGGACGCGCAGTCGGCGAACAAGGAGATCGGCGACGCCAACAAGTCGATCGAGGAAACGCGCAACAAGATCGCCGAGCTGGACGCTGAGCTGTCGAAGCTGCAGTCGGACCGTAACAAGCTCACTTTCCAGCTGAAGGTGGCCGTCGACTACGGGGATACGCTGCGAGCCGACGACATCCGCGCCGAGCTGCAGAAGAACGCCGTCGCACAGCAGAAGAACCGCACAGATCGGAAGAACGCGGAAGGCGACCAGGCCGGCAACTACCAGAAGTTGTACGAGGCGATGCAGAAGCTCTCGGACGCACAGCAGAAGGCGCGGCGCGACCTGGCGGGCTTCTCGGACGCTGCCAGGGAGCAGCGCGGTAACGTGCTGTCCCTCGTCGAGGCCTACCAGAAGCAGGTTCTCGCGTACGCCAACACGGGCGCCAGTCAACAGCAGGTTCTCGCCTATGCGTCTGCACTGCGTGCCGAGTTCATCAACAACATGACCTCGATGGGTTACTCTCGTGCGGAGACCGAGCGCTATGCGGCTACGTTCACGGACCTGTCGAAGGTTATTAACGGCGTCCCGAGGAACTTCACGGTCGGCGTTAACGCCGACCCGGCACTGCGGGCCCTCTCCGACCTTGAGGCGAAGAACCGCAAGTCGCAGCACTCTATGGACGATAACAGAGACGCCGCAGACAAGCTCGGCAACTCGCTGAACAACACGGGCGGAGATGCTGCTGGCCTCGGAGGCGCCCTCGGCGGTGGGGGCGTCGGCGGCGCCGCGGAACAGGCGGCCGTGACGTTCCAACAGCTCGGGCAGATCACGGGCAATATCGGCGCCGAGATGTGGAAGGCCGCCGGATCAGCCAACACAGCCGCACACGGGCTGGGTAACATGGGCAACCAGGCCCACGGTTCCGCCTACTCAATGGACGTAGCAGGCAACAAGGCAGGTTGGATGTCCTATGCGATCAACGGCATCCGAGAGGCCGGCTACGGGGCGTTCAGCAACATCATCAGCAGCGCACAACAGGCGGGGTTCTCGTTCAATCAGGCTGCAACCGACGCCATTAACCTGTGTAATCGTGTGCGGGATCTTCGAAGCCTATCGGTGGGCCAGTTCATGTTCGGATTCAACCAGGCATGGGGCTTCTCCACTGGTGGCAAGGTCGGCGGGTCGTCGTACAGCGGCGGCAAGCAGTCTACGGACACCGTTCCGGCCATGCTGACTCCCGGTGAGTTCGTCATCAACCGCCAGGCTGCGCAGACGGTAGGCTACGGCTTCCTCGAAGCGGTCAACTCCGGCCGGGCGGCTGCCTCTGGGGCATCGGCGGCTTCGTCCGGCGGTGCAGGAGGCGGGTTCGGGGGCGGCCCGATCCTCGTCGAGCTGTCCGGAACAGACAGGCACATCCTGGTGAGCGCAGTCAACAAGCCGACGGTGATAGACGGCAATGCTATAGTGGGGATGGTCAACGGCTCTAACGCCATGGCATCGAGGAGAGGAGCATAGGAATGCCTAAACGACCCAAAGTGTGGTTCGGCACGTTGAACCACATGCGATGGATAGACGCGCCCGTAGCGAACTTCCAGAGCAACAGCACCGGCTTCAATTACAGCGCTACGACGCTGAGGGGCGACGGCTTCGCCAAACGGTCCGCGTTGACGCACAGGGAGTTCACGCTCACCTGGGCGGCCAACACCGTGGCCGAGCACGCCGCCCTGTTGTACCTGCTGTCCACTAATGAGCTGCTCTACTATGTGGACCCGCTGGCTATGAAGACGAACCTCCTGCCTGGTTTCATGTCGCACTACATTCCGAACGCTACGGTGTTAACGGACGACATCCCGCACGTCGCTACGCCGGGCGACTACAACGGCGCACCGGCGTGGTCGTGGAACCCGGCGTGGATCTGGAAGATCGGCCAGAAGATCCACTGGCCGGAGGGATACAAGCTGTGGGCTGGGTGCCGCGGAGACGGAACGATCCAGATAAACGACACAGCTGTGACGGCGGTCAGCGAATTCGACGGCCGCTACGTCACGACGCAGATCCCGACTAACAACATCAGCAACCCGTGGGGCGAGATCCAGATGTGGGCGGGTTCCCGGATCTCCAGTATCTGTGTGCGAGCCTACCCTGAAACGCAGGTGAAGACGTTGGCTGACGTCCCCAACAACTACGGGCCGTTCCTTCCCGGCATGGGCTATGGGGCTCTCCAACAGAAGGAGCCGTACTCGATCCAGGAATACAGCGCCGCCATCGACGGCTACGAGGTGGCCGTGACCGCGACGTTCGTTGAGAAGGTGCTGCTGTGAGCATCGCACCCGAGCCATTCGAATATAGAACGGACCGCTCGCTGGAGTCGTTCTCCGCGCAGTGGGACCGCATGTCGTACAGCGTCCCGGGTGGCACTAAGGGCTACCCCGTCATGACGCTGACGGACCGCTTCTTCAAGCCGGCTGACGTGTCGACGACGTGGGCCAACAAGCACCCCGTGTCGTCGGTCTACGAGTTCCGGGGGGATGTGCGAACGTTCACATCCAACTACTCGACGAACACCGTGACCGTGGACGACCTGTGCTACAAGCTCAAGCAGGTGAAGATCGTCCCCACGCAGTACACGAACTTCCGCAACGTCGTCGTCGAACTGTTCAAGTTGTGCGACTACGATAAGATCTATGTGGACGGGTTCATTAAGTCCGACCAATACAACCCGATCATCATGGCCCCCGGCGGGCAATTCAACGTATGGGATTACCTGAACACCCTGTGCGCAGTGCACAACGTGTACATGCTCCGCCAGAACTCGAACCTGCTGTTCCTTCGCAATAACAACTTCTTTAAGGAACACATGAACAACGTGACGGCCATGAGCTACAGCGTGGATCTCGCACAGTCCACTAGGACGGTGAAGACCACGTACCGGCCCATGAGGTATGTGTACAACGACTACCTGCCGTTGAGCAAGGAATCAAAGGACACGATCATTCAAGTGGACGCCCGAAAGACCGTGGAGCAGACGATCACGCTCGACGCCTATGTGATCGAAGCCATGACGCCGTGGGTGACCCAATGCAAAGACTACATCCCTGCGAAGGACACGTCGGGGCTGGAGTACACAGCCTACTGCGTTGCCGGCAATGACGGCCTGCCTATCACGGCATCCCAATGGCTGGGACAGGGCGGCAGCCTGTCTGTGCGCCTCGACCCGAAGAACCACAACCAGATCATCGTAACTGTGCGCGGAATGGTGACGTCCGATTATTCGCCGTTCCGCATCGCCGCCTCATCGGGGCCGTCCAACTACTACAATTCACTGCGTTTTCGCGGAACGGGGCTAGTGATGGGCCCGGAAGATACCTACGTTACGCACACGGGGTCTTCCAAGCTGGGCAGCGACGAAGAACAGATAAACACCCCGTTGATCAACACGCCGTCTCTGGCGATCGACAACAGCCTCAGGGCTGTGTGGGAAAAGTCGGGGTCGATCCCGACGGTCACGCTCACATCGCCTAACCTTGAGAGCCGCACACCCTCAATGGCGGGCAATGACTTGTTCCTCGCGTCCGGGTCGGCCTTCGATTACGGCGGGGATCAGTTCATGACGACGCATGTGGATATGAACAACCAGGAGATTACGGTGACGGCCACGTCCCGAATCACTTGCGATGAGTTCTCCAATATGATCGACGCAGGCGTTTCACTAGCCGACTACGAGGCTAAGATCCCGAAGACGATATACAACGTGTTCCAGTTCAACCAACCGCACAAGGAGTACAAGCCGGAATGATACCCAATAAGAACCTCGGCGCCGGCGACACATGGGGTGCGTGGGTGCAGGACGAGATCTCTTCTATCAACACAGGCCTCAACAACCTAGGGATAGGAGGTGTACGCAACTCGCTGAACGGTTTGATGAACAACATCGACAACACTAACAACAAGCTGTCGTTCCGGTCCCTCACAGGGGACTTGCGTCAGCTCGGGCCCAATTCTAGCGAGGTTCTGCTTTCAGAGAGCGTACTCAACTACTCCGAGAACGGAAAGGGTTATCTGAATTTCTTCTTCTTCGGAAGTGGGCGTTACGTGAACACGAATGCATCCGACGCTTTCCGTTCGAAAATGCAACTTATTATCCGGACTGCTTGGACACCCGTAGGAGGGACGCAGACGAAGTTCGAGGAAACCTACGTCTCGCAGATGCCGGGTATGTTCAACGGCGAGATAAACCCGGGATTCTATGACCTTTACTCATTCTTCGAAATGACGGTGCCCCGTGTTACACAAGTGGTCTTCCGCCTCATCGGCGAAAACCGGTTGACGAGCAACCCGCATAAAGAACTTTACAATTATTTCAACGGCACTATACTAGTGATGGAATCCAACCAGCCGAACACGTAAAGAGAGGAAACATGGCTACAACCGACAACAACGGGATCGCGCACATCGAGGGTACTGACCCCGTCAAGCCCCTGCAGGGTTTGTTCAACACGATATCGGCCTCCGTATCCAACGTGGTGGGCAAGCTGCGCAAGCAGGTTATCTACCCTGTGAAGACTCGATGGGACGCGCAGAACAAGGTGGATGAGCTGAAGAGCCAAGGCGTGGAGGGAACGACCGACGAGCCGATCGTATTCAACATTCTGAACGACCGTATCCAGCTGCAGCACGACGGCTCCGGATTCACCTACTTCAGCGCGCAGATGGCCGTTCTCGCCGCCGGTGTGTTCGAGACTGGGTACCAAAGATGGGAGCAACACAAGATCAAGTCATTTACCGTGCCATTCCCAGAAGAACTCGACCGCGTCCCGCGCTCTCTCCTGTGCCAGGTCACGGATGCGATTACGCACAATATCATCGCATTCACCGTAGATAAAAAGCAGTTCGGAGTGTCGGCTGCCTGCAACTGGCCCTGGCCCGTCGATACGAACGTTCACGTTAGCTGGGTAGCTCTCGGCTGATAGCAACGCAAGCGCATAGAAGAAGCCCCCGCATCGAGCGGGGGCTTCTTCCTACTCACCTGCCTTATAGCGTCTCCACCACCGGTGGATGTCTGTGTTCGGCGTGTACAGCCAACTCGGTCCTATGATGTTGAACAGCACGTCGACAAACCTGTGCGATCCGTTCCCCTGGCCGTTCCAAGGGTGGGATGAGAACGGGTCATCCGCGTCCCATTCGAAGACGGGTCCGATGCCCGCCTTCCCTAGGCGCACAGCCAGCTCGAAGCAGTCTTCGACGTGCAGCGCCTCGTTGTCGTAGCAGTATTTCCTGATCCACCTCGCGGTGTTCCATTTCTTGATCATCAATCGGTCCTTTCTCTCGTCATTTGTAGGAGCCCGTGGTAGAAGGCCTCGGAGGCCTGTTGGGGTGTACACGCGTTTCCAAGTGCCGCCAATTTGGCTGTGCGCGACACGTCGTCTGTGTCAGTCACCCACCCTTTAGGGAAGCCCATCATCCACTCGACGAACTCTACGTTGAGTGTCCCCTTAGGTTTCGCCAGCGGAGGGGCCTCGCGACCGAGTGTTCTCTCCCAACGCTCGATGGCCGTCCCGTAGGAAGCCCTCACTTCGTCTTCGCTCCACTGCTTGAGGTCATAGAAGGACGGACGTTTGGAGTACCCGGGGGTTTTCCTGCCGTCCATGCGGGACCGAATGGGGGTCGGCAGGAAGCGTAGCCGTGTGTCGTGCCTCACTTCGACCAGCTGTGCGTTGAAGGGGGTAGCCCACCTCTCCGTCCGTTCGGCGAAGACGAAGAGCCGGCTGCGTTTGTGCGGCATGCCGAGACTGCTCGCAGGGATTATCACAGAGCTCGTTGAGTAGTCGGCTTCGTTCAACGCGTCTAGGAGCACGTCGTGTGCGCCCTTCGTGAGAGCCCCTGTGACGTTCTCCCACAGGATGTAATCTGGTTTCTTCTCCTTCACGGCTTCGATAAACGTGTAAAGCAGAGAACTCTTCTCGCCTTCCAACCCCATCCGAGACCCTAAGTAGGAAAAGTCCTGACAGGGTGTCCCTCCGATGATGCAGTCTACGTCGGGGACCGTGGTCCAATCGATTTTCGTCACATCGCCGAGATTGGACACACCGTGAAACATTGTCGAGTGTTCAAGTATCTTCAGAGCATTCTCGTCGGTCTCCGCTATCCACTCGATCTCGTTGCCATACGGAGCGATGGACGTCACCGTGTCGGATACCCCGAGCTCCAAGCCGCCTATGCCTGTGAAAAGCGATCCTATCTTCATTTCCAGCCTTTCTCGTACGTGGGTTTGTGGTGTGCGCGCTCGACCAAATAGGCTATGGCGTGCCGCGCGGCTTCTCTTCTGTCGTGGTGGTGGTCCTCGACCTTCTCGAACAGGAGGCCGAGCTTGCGGAGGTTCTCATCGCGGACGAACAACCGCTGTTGCGGTGTGCGCCACACAATCTCTTTTCCGAGGAACCGGCCGAATACATGGACGGCGCCCTCGACGCGAACCGGGTTGATGTCGGCACCGGGGATGTTGCGGTTGACGTACTTCTCGCACACCACAACATCCGGATGTACCACGCGGTCGAACATTCGCTTGTAGAACCAGTCGTATGTCTCCTCGGTTCCGGGGTTCCACGAGTTGAGAAGTGTGGCCGGCTTGTCCACCCCATAGCCGAGGAGGACGATGCCGGTCGTCCCCCCGACCCCACAGGGGTCGATAGCCAACAGCGTAGTCATCGCTCACCCTCAGAGCCCGTGGTACTGCTGTGCATAGCCCCAGTACCCGCCGTCGACGAATGACCGGGAGGCCGGGTGGTAATAGTAATGAGCCTCGCCTCCTGTATCGCCTCGTTCAGCTTCTTCGCCGATTTGCGGAGCTGCCCGTCCAGCAGCGCTATAGCCACCGCCCATGCCAGAAGCATAATAACGACCCAGATATTCATAGTATTTCCTTTCCTTCGCTTTGTTACCCCACAGGTAATCGATCAGCAGACAGGCGAACACCCCATAATGGAAGGGCCATGCCCAGACCGTCCACATGAAGGGCCTGATGCGCGTGTCGTAGTTCTCAATTCCTCGGTCACCTCTTGTCGCCCAGATTTGGTAGGCGACGAGGTGTGCAATGGCGCCGATGAAGAGGACGAAGATAATGAGTTGTGTCTCGTTGAGGTTCGTTGTTGTGTTCGACATGGGGTCGGCTCCTTTCTTTCTCCATGTCTCCATGGTATCGAGAAGAGCCGACCCCGTCAAGCCGTCCGGCTGTGTCGTCCGTCAC